GCATTTGATGAAGAAAGATATTCTTTAATAAGATCTGATGGAACCACTGAAGCAATAAATGCTTCTAATTTCTCATTTACTGGTGGTGGATCAAGTCTTAACATCTTTGGTCTTGGTGCTAATGACACTAATGCAACCCTCATTGCAACTTTAAGAAAGGGGAAACCCAAGGCAAAACTAAAAGTAAAAGATAGAGTAAAATCAATACTAATTGATAAATCTAGTCATAATGGATCTGGTATTGGTGCAACTACATTAAACGATGGTTTAAGAAGTGGTAACTGGCCATTTGGAACAAGAGTTCAAGATGAGATCATTTCATTGAATGTTCCAGATATAGTTGAAATACATGGTATATTTGAATCAGAAAATGTTGGAGATCCATCAGCACCCGCAATTAATTTAACTTCAATAACCAATCTCACAGGAACAACTTCTGATTTATTGGTTGGTGAAACAATAACAGGTGCAAGAAGTGGTGCTGTAGCAATTGTTGCTGAAAAGGAAACTTCTGCAAAAATTACAGTTCTCTACAAAAGTGATATAAGATTTAAAGAAGGAGAAGCACTTACTTTTGCTGAATCAAATACTACTGCTGTAGTTTCTACTACAGAGTCAACAAGTTTTGATGTTTCTGGAAATTATACTTATGAAGATGGTCAAGAACCAACCTTCTATGATCAAGGTAGAATAAACAGAAAGGCGGGTATTGAACCAGCAGAAAGAAAATTAAAAATATACTTTAAGAGTTGTTCTTATGATTCTACCGATGATGGTGATATTACCACAGTAAATTCATATGCTGATTTTGAACGTGGAACAGAGGTTGGAACCATTGGTGGATTCCGCACAACAGATCTAGTTGATATTAGGCCAAGAACTTCACCATATACAGTATCTGAAGGTGCAAGATCTCCTCTCGAATTTTTAGGTAGACAATTTAATGCCACTGGAAACTCTGCTGCAAACATATTGTCTTCGGATGAAGCAATCTTTGCTCATTATTCATATTTCCAAGGCAGAAAAGATAGAGTTTATTTAACAAAGGATGGTAAGTTCCAAGTTAAATATGGAGATCCTGCAGATAATCCAAGAAATCCATCTCCAGTTGATGATGCATTAGAAATAGCACAAATTTCATTACCACCATATCTCTATTCACCTGAACAAGCTTCTGTTCATTTCATGGAACATAAGCGATTTAGAATGACCGATATTAAAGGTCTAGAGAATAGAATAAAAAGTCTTGAATATTATACATCATTATCTCTTTTAGAAACAAACACTGCCAATTTATTTGTGGCAGATTCTAGTGGATTAAACAGATTTAAGTCAGGATTTTTTGTTGACAACTTTACTTCGTTTAAACCACAAGATGATAAGATAAAAATTAATAATAGTATTGATAGAAAAAATAAGGAATTGAGACCAAGACATTATACCAACTCTGTTGATATGATATATGGTCCAGTTTTAAATATTGATCCAACTGCTGATTTATCTACATCAGCAATAGAAGGTAATAATATAAGAAAATCTAGTGATATTATTACATTGGATTATAGTGAAGTAGAATATATTAAACAAGAATTTGCAACAAGATCAGAAAGTGTAACTCCTTTCTTGATTAGTTTCTGGCAAGGTACTCTTGAAATAACTCCTTCATCAGATACTTGGTTAGATACAGTTAGATTAGATCCAAAGATTATTCAAGTTGAAGGTGACTATGCATCAACAATGAAATTAATGGTAGAGACTGAAGGAATAGATCCACAAACTGGAATGGGACCTAATCTCTGGGGTGCATGGGAAACTACTTGGACTGGTGTTTCTGAAACTACTTGGGAAGAAACAAGCACATCAACATCAGATGGTCCAGAATGGGATGTTGGTGGTTGGCCTAACGGTGATCCTTCAACTAACCCTGCAAAAATATACTTTACACGAACAACAACCACAACACAGGATCTCTATAAAGAAACTAGAAGAGAAGGTATTTCAAGAAGAACAGCTAATCGTACAGTTGTAACTGAAACATTTGATAAAGAATCTCTTGGAGATAAAGTTGTAAGTAGGGATTTAATTCCTTATATGAGATCAAGAAATATTGAATTTGTAAGTGAAAGAGTAAAACCATTAACGCAGTTATATGCTTTCTTTGATGGAGAAAATGTAACTAAGTATTGTGTTCCAAAATTATTAGAAATTGAAATGATAGCTGGTTCCTTCCGAGTTGGAGAAACTGTTAATGGAACTGTAATTAATACAGGTATTGCTGATGAATCAATTCCTGATGTTAATCCTAAAATATCATTTAGAGTTGCTCAACAAAATCATAAGAAAGGTGCTTATAATGTTCCAACAAAAACATTTAAAGAAAATCCTTATACTAATCAACCATTACCTGCAGTATATGCATCAACTTCAACAATATTGAACGTTGATACTTTTTCTCTAGCAGATCAAGCAACGGGTGATTTCTTTGGTTGGGTAGAAGAGGGAATGCTCTTAAAAGGTCAATTTGGTGCAGAAGCAAAGATCACAAGAGTAAGACTTATATCCGATTTATCAGCAGTTTGTATCGGTAGTTTCTTCATACCAAATCCTAATATTGCTACTCATCCAAGATTTGAAACAGGAACTAAAGTATTCAATATTACTGATGAAGCAACGAATGATCAAGATTTGGCATCAACAATTGCTGAAGAACCATATTCTGCAACTGGTACTTTAGAAACTGTGCAAGAAGAAATTCTTTCCATTAGAAATGCAAGAGTTGAACAAAGGCAAGAATTCCAAGAAAAACATGTTAATGAGTCTTTAGGAACTCAACTTGTTGGTAGTAGAGTTACTGGTAGTAGTCAAGAAGACATCTATGTTGGATGGTATGACCCTCTTGCACAATCTTTCTTAATTGATGAATCAACTGGTATATTTGCTACTAAATGTGATGTATTCTTTAAAACCAAGGATGATATGGATATTCCTTGTGTTTTCCAAATTAGGAGTATGAAGAATGGATTGCCTACGCAACATATTTTACCATTCTCTGAAATAGTGCTAGAACCAGACGATATTAATATTTCTGGTGATGGATCAGTCGCCACTACTATTGAGTTTAAAGCACCAATTTTCCTTGAAGGAAATGGAACTGAATATGCTATTGCTTTAGCATCTAACTCAACCAAGTATAGTGTCTTTATATCAAGAATAGGTGAGGCTGATTTACTAACTGATACCTTTATATCTAACCAACCATATTTGGGTTCTTTATTCAAATCTCAAAATGCTTCTACTTGGGAACCAAGTCAGTGGGAAGATCTTAAGTTTACTTTATACAGAGCAGACTTTATTAATTCAGGATCTGTAGAATTTTATAGTCCAGAATTGAAAGAAGGAAATAAGCAGATTCCTACTTTGATGCCTGATTCTTTGGTTTTAAAATCAAGAAAAATTAGAGTTGGACTTGGAACAACACTAGCAGATACTGGATACGCTACTGGTAATACATTCTTCCAAGGAAAAACAAATGCCACTGGTAATTTAGTTGGTACTGCTGGAACTGCTGCTGGAACATTGAGTATTGCTAATGCTGGTATTGGATATACACCTACTGATGGTGATCTTACATTTAGTGGAGTAGATCTTGTAACTCGTACTGGTAATGGTAGTGGTGCAAAAGCAAATATTACAGTTGTTGATGGCGTTGCTGTTGCTGCTACTGTAAGTAATGCAGGTGGTCGTGGTTATCAGATTGGTGACGTGGTTGGAATAACAACCATAGGAATTGCTTCAGTTGGTCAAGATATGAGATTAACTGTAGCAGCAATTGGTCAGATTGATGAATTAATTCTTGATAATGTTCAAGGAGCATGGTTAACCAATTCTTCTGGAATACACACAGTTTTCTATACTAATAGTGCTGGTGTATCAACTGAATTAAACTCTGGAAAACCACATGGTCAAGGGGGTGATGTTCAAACAACTACTATCACCGAAGATCAAGATGGAACTCACGTTCAAGTGAATCATAAGAATCATGGAATGTACTTTACAGATAACATAGTTAAGATTTCTGGAGTCCTACCAGATTCTAAACCAACAAAATTAACTGCTGCTTATGATGCTTCATCAACAGCAAGTATATCTGTTGCTTCTGCTGCTACATTTACAACATTCGAAGGAGTGGGTATTGGCACAACAAATACAGGTTATCTTTTGATTGGTGATGAAATAATTCAATATAACACTGTTAGTGGAAATACTATTGGTGGTTCTCTACTTGAGAGAGGATCTAGTCCACTTAGTTATCCTGTTGGCACTCCAGTTTACAAATATGAACTTGGTGGAATTAATCTAAAGAGAATTAACAAAACTCACGGATTATCAACTTCAACTGCCACTGCTCCTGACGGATCAATTACATTTGATTCTTATAATATTAAGTTGGATATGTCAGAGAAGTTCTACAGTGGAAATGATGATAGGAGTGTCGATACTGGAAATGGTAAACTTTATATTAATCAGTCAAAATCCACTGGTGGATTAAATATCAAGGCAACTCAAAATATGCCTTATGAGATAATTACTCCTATTGTTCATAACTTAACTGTTGCTGGAACAACGATTAATGCTGAAATGAGAACTATTAGCAGTAAGAGTTTAAGTGGTAATGAAATACCATTCATTGATAATGGATTTGAATCTGTTGTTGTTAATGAACCAAATTATCTTACTACCACAAGAATGATTGCCTCTAAAATAAATGAGGATAAAAAGTTAAATCAAATTCCTGGTAATAAGTCTTTAAATATGAGGCTTTTATTGAATACAATGGATTCCCATGTATCTCCAGTTATTGATGGTCAAAGAACATCCATCATTCTTTCATCAAACAGAGTGAATGATGTTATTAAAGATTATGCGACTGATAGTAGAGTTTCCAGTTTCAATGCCGATCCAACTGCTTGCCAGTATATCAGTAAAGAAATTCAACTTGAAAATTCAGCAACTTCTATGAAGCTTCTTTTGACTGCCCATATCAATGAAGATAGTGATATTAGAGCATTCTATGCTATCAGTAATAATGAAGGATTTAGACCAATATTTGTACCGTTTCCTGGATTTAACAATTTAAATTCAAGAGGTCAAGTGATTTCTCCTGAAAAGAGTGATGGTAGATCGGATGCATTTATCAAGAAGACTAATACATACGGATTTACTTCCAATGCAGTTGAATATAATGAATATACATTTACTGCTGATGATTTACCTGCATTTAGATCTTATAGAATTAAGTTTGTATTGACTTCTACTAATCAAGTTTATGTACCAAGAGTAAAAGACTTGAGAGTTATCGCACTTGCCTGATATGTATAAACTTGAAGGACATTCGGATCTCGCCAGAGATCCTAAAACAAACTCAATAGTTAATGTTAATTCTACTGATTATGAACAATATATTGCAAGACGTTCAGTTAAAAATGAAGAGATCAAACAATCAAGAAATGTTGAACAAGAACTTTCTGATTTAAAAAGTGAAATGAATGAAATCAAATCCCTTCTTAAGGAGTTAGTAAATGGCAACTAAAACAATAACATTTGATCCTGATTCAGGCGTTCCTTTTGGAGTGAATCTGGTAGTTTATGGTGGTTCTAATTCTGTAAATAACTTGAATGTTGTTGATGTTAATAGTAACAACTTTAACTTTACTGGATATACTGGAGAGGCTGCAATATCAAAAAGCATTGGTGTTGGAGCAAGTAGTTTTCAGAATGCAATTTTTACCGTTGGGTTTACAAGTGCATATGATGGAAAGATAAAATTATCTTTAGGTGCAACTGCAACTGCAGCATTGGATCAAGGTAGATATATGTTTGATGTTAACGTTGATTCTGGATCTACTGTATTCAAACTAGTTAGTGGAAACGTGTATGTCTATTCAGGCATATCTTCCATACCATAAATATCTTTGGGATAATATATCTTAAATGGCAAAACCAGCAAGTAAAACTGAATTAAAGCAATATTGTTTAAGGCAATTAGGTGCTCCTGTATTGGAGATTAACGTTGCTGATGAACAGATTGATGACTTGATGGATGACGCTCTCCAATATTTTCAGGAGAGGCATTTTGATGGTGTTGAAAAGATGTATTTGAAACATCAATTAACAGAAGATGAAGTTAATAGAGGGCAAGCACGTAATGATATTAACAGCACTAATGATGTTGGTATTGTAACTACATCAGCAACATCTACCTCCATATCTGGTTATGGTACAACAACCACAAATTGGTATGAAACTTCCAATTTCCTACAAGTTCCAGATTCTGTAATTGGTATAGAAAAAGTTTTTAAGTTTGATAGTAGCACCATATCAACTGGAATGTTTAGTATTAAGTATCAATTGTTCTTGAATGATTTGTATCAATTCAGTTCTCTTGATCTTTTACAGTATGCAATGACAAAGACTTATCTAGAAGACATAGATCGTCTATTAACTACAGACAAACAAATAAGATTTAATCAAAGACAAGATAGATTATATTTGGATATTGATTGGACTGCTGAAGAAAAAGATAATTGGTTAGTTATTGAGTGTTACAGAATTTTAGATCCAGATACATACACTGGTGTTTACAACGATTCATTCTTAAAAAGATATTTGACTGCTCTTATTAAAAGACAATGGGGACAAAATTTAATTAAATTTACTGGTGTTAAATTACCTGGTGGAATTGAATTGAATGGAAGACAAATATATGATGATGCTCAAGTTGAACTTGATAAAATCCAAGAATTGATGTCCAATACTTATGAAATTCCTCCACTTGATATGATAGGTTAAGAATATGGTACTTAACCCCTATTTCACTCAAGGAACTAATTCAGAACAGAATCTTGTCCAAGATTTGATCAATGAACAATTGAGGACATATGGTGTTGAAATATTTTATTTACCAAGAAAGTTTGTGGGTGAAAAAACTGTTATAAGAGAAGTTGTTCAATCCAAGTTTGATCTTGCATTACCTTTAGAAGCTTATATAGACAACTATGATGAATATTCTGGTAACGGTAATTTATTAAGTAAGTTTGGAATACAATCTCAAGATGAGGTTAGATTAGTTATTTCAAGAGAAAGATTTGAGAATTATATATCACCTCTAATTGAAGATCAAGCAAATGTTAAACTTTCTACAAGACCTAAGAATGGAGACTTAATATGGTTTCCACTTGATGATCGTCTTTATGAAATAAAAGATATTGAGTATGCAAAACCATATTATCAATTACAAGACTTATATACATACGAACTTCAATGTGAATTGTTCAGAATTGAGGATGAAGTTATTTCTACTGGTATTGATGATATTGATGATAATTTAGTTGGTGATGATATTGGTGATGGTTTAACTGAAGATGGTATTAGCACCATACAAGGAATAACACAAACTCTAACCTTAATAGGTACAGGATCTACTGCAACTGCTGTTACTGGTATTGTAACTGAGGGTGGTATTAGATTTATTACCATAGGTGATAGAGGTGGTGGATATTTAACTCCACCAACTGTGGCAATATCTTCTGCACCTTCTGGAGGTATAACAGGTATAGCAACTGTTAGAATGATTGGTGGTATTAATGTATGTAATTTAAATGCCAATCCATCTGCAAAATCGGTTCAGCATGTCGATCTATCCAACTCTGGTGCAGGATATACTGTAGCACCTAAAATTGCCTTTATCAGTGCTACTGGAGTGGGTGCTACTGGTATCTCAACTATTGGTGATGGAACTATTGGTATAGTTACTGTTACGTCAGGTGGTGGAGGATACACAACATCCCCAACAATTACGTTTACTAATGAAGTATTCAAAACAGGTGTTACTACAGTTTCTGCTGCTGCTACCGCAGTTGTAAGTTCTGCTGGAGAAATTACCGCTATTAATATAACTAATGCTGGTTTAGGATATAGCACTGCACCAACAGTTGTTGTTTCTAATCCTGGTTCAAGTGGATCTGGTGAATTTGCGTTCAATGAAATAATAACTGGTGGCACTAGTGGAACCACTGCAAGAGTAAGAGTTTGGAACTCTAGCACGAATGTTTTAGAAGTTGCTTCTGTTGTTGGCACATTTGTTACTGGCGAAACTTTAACTGGAGGAACATCAGGTGCTACTCATGTTATAAGACTTATTAGCACTGAACCTGACAATGATGAATATGCTGATAATTTAAATATTGAAAATGAAGCAGATTCAATATTAGACTTCACTGAACAGAATCCATTTGGTATTCCCTAAATAGTAGTTAATCCTATAAAATAAAATGTTTGAGTATTTTTACAACGAGATCTTTAGGAGAACAATTATCTCTTTCGGAACTTTGTTTAATAACATTTCTATTAAACAAGACGGTGGATCTGTGAAGGTTCCATTAGCATATGGACCTACTCAAAAGTTCTTGGCCAGAATAGAACAATCACCAGATTTAAATAAACCATTTGCCATCACTTTACCAAGGATGTCATTTGAGTTTACTGGTTTAACTTATGATTCTTCAAGAAAAGTAACTACCACTCAACAATTTACAGTAAAGGATCCTGATTCAGATACTGCATCTAAAAAAGCATATATGCCAGTTCCATATAATATGCAATTTGAACTTGCTATTATGTGTAAATTAAATGATGATGCACTTCAAATTGTAGAACAGATATTACCTTACTTCCAACCAGCATATAATCTTACAGTTAATCTAGTTTCAGCACTAAACGAAAAGAGAGATATTCCTGTCGTGCTTGAAAATATAACAATGCAAGATGATTATGAAGGAGATTTTTCTGAAAGAAGAGTTCTCCTTTATACAATGAGATTTACTGCAAAGACATACCTATTTGGTCCTACTGCAGATGCTTCCAAGGATATCATCAAGAGATCTACTATCAACTACCTTACTGGTACAGATACAACCAATACAAGAAGAGAACTTACATACTCTGTCACACCGAAAGCACTTAAAGATTACACTGATGATGTTGTCACATTAGTATCCGCAGATGTGCTTGCTACTGATAAGACAATAGATGTTGAGGATGCCAGTGGTATTGCAGCAAGGAAGTATATAGATATTGATGGAGAAAGAATATACGTTAGATCCAAATCTAGTAATACTCTGAATGTAACCAGAGGAAAAGATGGAGCAGTTCCAATTGATCATGTTATTGGAGCACAGGTTAAAGGTATTGACTTTACAAATACATCTACAAGTGTTGGTACTATAGGTGTAGACAGTGCTGTTATACCAGAGGGAGATGATTTTGGATTTGACGGAACAATTACTGACACTACATCATGACGAATACTAAAAATTTAGACGAAACATTCAACATCGCACCTACTGAAGTAATAGATGCAGATGAAGTTAAACCCCCTGTTGGTATACAAAAACCAGATAGACTCACTAAAAATGATATTGAAAAAGATTATGAGTATACTCGTGGTAATCTTTACAGTATTATAGAAAAAGGTCAAGAAGCGATAAATGGTATTCTTGAGCTTGCACAGGATAGTGAAATGCCAAGGGCATATGAGGTCGCAGGACAGTTGATTAAGAGTGTTTCTGATGCCACTGATAAGTTAATGGATCTTCAGAAAAAACTAAAGGATGTAGAAGAAGAGACTAAACAAAAAGGACCATCTACTGTCAATAATGCATTGTTTGTTGGGTCAACTGCAGAGTTGCAGAAACTACTAAAGAACGGACTACCAAAAGATTCTAAATAATAGAAGGAGAGAAATCCTGAAGTACATACGTTACTAATACAATGTCGGATAAGTTACCGTCGATAGATGATTTACTTGAAAGTAAATTACCCTCACTCGATGATTTTATAATAGAAGAAAAAGAATTACCTTCGGTAGACGACTTCATTGAGAATGAAGAAGAAGAGGAAATACCTGACAATGCACCTTGCTCTATAGAAGAAGAGACACAAGATTTAACGGAGATAGTACGTCTGATAAATGACGTAAGAAAAGATATTCCAGATATTCCAGAAATAAAATATTATGACGAAGAATTAGAAAAAATTCTAGAACAAATTGAAGAGGTCAAGAACAGTATTCCAGAACCTCCAGAGATACCAGAGATAAAATATTATGATGAAGAGATTACTTCCTTAAGAGAAGAGATAGATCGTAATGCTGCTGATATACCAGAAATAAAATATTATGATGAACAGGTAAATGACCTTGAGGAGAAAATTAAGGTTATTAAGGAGGACATTACAAATCTTCCCGAACCAAAGTATTATGAGGCAGATTTACAATCTCTTAAAGAAGATATTCTTGCAGTAAAAGAATCTGTACCTGTATTTCCAAAATGGGTTAATGAGGTTAATGAGGTTCCTGATTTTTCATGGATCGGAAAAACTTTTGGTGTTATTGATTCAGACTTTGTAAAAGTAAATGATAATCTTGATTCTATCAGAGGTAGAATAGACCAAGAGGTTCAAGAGATTTCAGAAAATTTTGATCTTAAAGATTTTGAGAATAAGATTGAATTTGAAAAAGCAAGTAACAATCTAAAAGAAACTAAAAATAAAATTTATAAAGAATTAAGGGAGACTGCTCTTCGGATTTGGGATCATCATAAAGAATTTAAAGATGATGATAGAAAATTAAAAAAACAAATACTTAGTCACTATAATGTTTTAAAACAAAAAGTAGATGAAGAAGTAAAAGAATTTAATAGAAAAAATTTAGAAACTAAAGATTTATCCAAAGGATACTTTGATGGTTTGGCAGAAGAAATTGAGAACTTACCTAAACCAAAATATTATGATGATACTATCAATAGTTTGAAAAGAGATGTAAATCGAAATATATCCAAGTTGAATAATCAATATGAAGACACTACTTTAGATGTAACAGAATTATATAAACTTGTTAACGAATTAAAAGAAAAGCAAAATGAACTAAAAGATCTTTATGAGGAGGGATTACTTGATGATCCAGTAGATACTAATAATGAAGATCCTCTTACACCAATAGATCAGAATTTTGTTACCCTTGACCAGTTACAGCAACATTATAAGTTATTTGTAGAAAGAGTACAGTATCAGTTAGGATCCATTGGTGGCGGTGGTGCAGGGTTTATTAAAGACCTTGATGATGTGACCTTTGATGGTACTGATAATGAACTATTAATTTATAATTCATCTACTTCCAAATGGGTCGGTATTGCAAGCACTGCTCTTACAAGTAGTAGTGAAATTGCAGGTATCAGCACTACAGGAACATCAGTTTTTAATAATTTACAAATCAGTGGTGTTAGCACGGTTTCGAATACCACTAATTCAACTTCAGTATCAACAGGTTCATTAGTCATTAATGGTGGTGTTGGTGTTGCATTGAGTATGCACATTGGTGGAAGTTTGTCTGTAGGTGGTACAATAACATATGAAGATGTAACTAATATTGATTCTGTTGGTATTGTCACTGCTGGAGGAGGATTGCAACTTGGAAGAGGTCCATCAGTTGCTTCTATAGAATCAGCAGCATCCACAAAAACTTCTACATCAGAAGCTGCTGCAGATACATTTGCTGCATCCACCTACAGGTCTGCACAATATCAAATTCAGGTTACAAGAGGTTCTCAATATCATGTAACAACAATGAATGTTTTGCATGATGGAACCAATGTATTCATGAGTGAATTTGGAACTATTAAGACTGGAGTAACTCTTGCAACGTTTGACGCTGATATTAATAGTGGTAATGTAAGACTATTAGTGACTCCTACTTCAAGTGATTCAACCGTATTCAAAATAGTAAAATCACTTACTCTAACCTAAAAAAATATAAATATCTATATGATGTATAACGAAATGCAGACAATTAACGAAGCAACACGTTTACCAAACTATAATAAAGTCGGTAATATTATCGACGTATACTTAGCATGGCGAGGAACAAACTACATGATAAAAATGTTTTTCCCGTCAGTTAAAGTACCTTCACGCAGAGAAGTTCAGGATCAAGTGAGAAAAGTGTATCCTGGATCTAAACTCTGGAACTACGAGATTTCCAACTATGAACCAGGAGCACCACTCCTCCAAGTCGGAGGACAAAAATAAAGATTTAGAAAAGAAAGTAGAGAGATTAGAAAGAACATTAGAACTATATAAACAAACAATAGATCATGATAAACAAATGAAATTAGAGAAACCATTACAATTTGGTAAATATGAAATGACATAGGAGATTTATTATGGAAGATATTTACTTAGGTAATCCCAATTTAAAAAAAGCAAATGTTGCTCAAGAATTCACTCAAGAACAAATTGAGGAGTTCATGAGATGTGCTGCCGATCCAGTTTACTTTGCAAAAAATCACGTAAAGATTGTTAGTTTGGATGAAGGTTTAGTAGGATTTAAACCTTATGATTTCCAAGAAAAATTAATTCAAAATTTCCACGAAAATAGATTTAATATTTGTAAGATGCCTCGTCAGACAGGTAAGTCTACAACTGTTATATCATATCTTTTGCATTATGTTGTTTTTAATGATAGTGTTAATATCGGTATTCTTGCTAACAAGTCAGCAACTGCAAGAGAATTACTAGGTAGGTTGCAAACTGCATATGAGAACTTACCTAAATGGATGCAACAAGGAATTGTATCTTGGAATAAAGGTTCATTGGAGTTAGAAAATGGTTCGAAAATCTTGGCAGCTTCCACTAGTGCTAGTGCTGTTAGGGGTATGTCTTTCAACATCCTCTTCTTGGATGAGTTTGCTTTTGTTCCCAATCACATCGCTGAGTCTTTCTTTGCTAGTGTTTATCCTACTATTACTTCTGGTAAAAGTACGAAAGTAATAATGGTTTCTACCCCTCACGGGATGAATCATTTTTATAGATATTGGCATGATGCAGAGAGGGGGAAGAATGAATATATCCCAACAGATGTTCATTGGTCAGAAGTTCCTGGTAGAGATGATCTTTGGAGAGAACAAACTATTGCCAACACATCAGAGCAGCAGTTTAAGATTGAGTTTGAGTGTGAGTTTCTAGGATCTGTTGACACTCTTATTGCACCAAGTAAATTAAGAACTCTTGTTTATGATGAACCACTTACTAGAAGTGCTGGATTGGATGTGTATGAAGATGTTGTTAAGGGTCATGATTATATAATGACCGTTGACGTTGCAAGAGGAGTAAATGAAGATTACTCTGCTTTTGTTGTTGTAGACATTACAGAGTTCCCTCACAAAATTGTAGCAAAATATAGAAACAATGAAATCAAACCAATGCTATTTCCAAACATTATTTGGGAAGTGGCAAAAAATTATAATCAAGCATTCATAATGTGTGAAGTAAATGATATTGGAGATCAAGTTGCATCTATTTTAAATTTTGATTTTGAGTATGAGAACCTTCTAATGTGTTCAATGAGAGGTAGAGCAGGTCAAGTTGTAGGACAGGGATTCTCTGGTAAGAAAACGCAACTTGGAGTTAAGATGTCCAAAACTGTTAAAAAGGTTGGTGCTCTTAACTTAAAAACTTTAATAGAAGCAGATAAGATTATATTCAATGATTATGAAATCATATCTGAACTTACTACCTTTATTCAAAAACACAACTCATTTGAAGCAGAGGAAGGGTGTAATGATGACCTTGCAATGTGTTTAGTAATATATGGATGGTTAGTTCAAACAGATTATTTTAAAGAACTTACTGATCAAGATGTAAGAAAGAGATTGTATGAAGAGCAAAAGAATGCCATAGAACAGGACATGGCACCTTTTGGGTTTGTTAATGATGGACTAGATAGTAATAGTTTTGTAGACCCAGAAGGAGACAGATGGTTTACTGATGAATACGGTGATATGTCACATATGTGGAATTATCAATAATGATTTTAGAAACTGTACTTATACTTACCGCACTACCATTCGTAGCATTAACACTTTACTTTGGAACCAAAGGAGGGTATTATGATAGTGATGACTATAATGGTGATGGTTGTGCTCACGATGTCCAACGATGAATAACCTATTTAAAATCTTTCGAACCAAGTGGTTTAGATCTGCCCCAGTGGTGGCAACAATCTGGTTGACTATTACAGCAGTCATCCTTATTGAGTTTAATTACTTCTTTCCAGATCTACTATTCCATCCAATGTCATGAATAAGGTCTTCTCATATTTAAAAGATACAGTCGATGCTGCGAAGTATATGCTTCAGGGTATGTCTGTTACCTTTGATCATATGAGAAGGAGACCAGTAACAATACAGTATCCTTATGAAAAACTCATTCCTTCTGAACGTTACCGTGGTCGTAT